GTCAGCCGCCGACGTGCCCACCGAGCAGTCGAGCACGATGGTGGTCCCGTCAGACTTGAAGATGCGCGCCCACGTCGCTGTGCCCGTCGCGTCAGCGGACGAGTCCTGGGTGATCGCGTTCAGCGTCAGTACGCCGGCAGAAGCGGCAGGAGCGAACGTCGCGTTCAGCGTGAGCTCCGCGAGCAGCGTGGTGATCGCACCACCGGTGGCAGGCCGGGCGCCTGAGTAGATGCGGAGCTTGCCGGACGCACCCGCGAACGTGGTGATCGCGTCGAGCCGCGCATTGCGCAGGGCGACGACCATTCCTACAGCCATGACTTGGCCTCTTTCTTGGTGGGGGTTATACGGGCGGCGCTCGGGTTATGCGGCGTCGTTGACAGGGATCGGGTTGTTCGCCGGCTGGTCGACGGTGACGGTCTGCGTCCCTTTCAGCGGGCTCGGTGACAGCACGCCGATCGCGGTCGTCGTAATGCCGACGAGGATGGCGGCCGGCTCGTGCCCGTGAACGACTTGCCAGCCGATGAGCGCGAACCCGCCGAGCGCGAGGAGCGCGAGCACGATCGCTCCGAGCTGGTTCTGGAAACGGTCGCTCACGATCCGGCCGGCCACTCGGGGAGCGCGTCGATCGCGGCGAAGTCCGCGTCGCTGTCCGGTGCTGATGTCGCGCCGCCATGGACAAGGGCGATCCGCAAAGGCTCGCTGACGCCGTGCGAATGACGGCCGTCGACAGTGATGCACGCGCGGTGCGCGAGGTTGCGGTAGATCGTCAAGTTGAGCACGTCGGCCTCCAGGTGCGGTGGGATCGGTACGGGTGTGGGTGCTGGGACGCGGCCGCAGAATGCAGCGAACTCGGCGGCCGTGCCGAGCCAGCGGTCCATGTCGACGGCGCCGAGAATGCCGGGGACCTGCCCGCTCGAGGTGTACTGCCAGATCTTCGGCCGCCAGCCGGGCGGCAGCGTCATGGTGGGGCCGTACTGCGCATGCCAGTACGGGGCGAACTGCGCGGTGCCGAGGTTGGTGCGGACGAACGGGCCGTAGCTGTAGAGCCAGCACGGGCGGCCGAACAGTGTGCCGGCGACGGCGAGGAACGCCCGCGCCCACGCGTTGACCTCAGCCGGGGTGCGGGCATCGGTGGTCTCGAGGTCGAGGACCGGCGGCAGGTCCAAGCCCAGCGGGGCGCAGGCCGCGTGGTAGAACCGCGCCTGGTCGCCGGGGTCGGATTGTGGGCGTCCGAAGTGGTACGCGCCGACGGGAATGCCCCGGCTCTTCGCGCCCGCGATGTGACGGATCATCGCCGCGTCGGTGTACGTCTTGCCCTCGGTGGCCTTCACCACGACGAAATCGAGTGTCACGCGCGGCCAGTCGACGGAGGACTGGTAGTGACTGATGTCGGCGCCGATCACTTCATCACCCCCACCAAGAGCCCAGCGAGCCCGAGCATGATCGCCGCCATGACCCCCACTACCTGCCACAGACCAGTCGTGCTGGATCGCGTCTCGACGACTTGCGCTTTCTGGCCAGCCTGCTCGTACTGCGTCTTGCGCAGATCCGCGATCGCCTCTTGCAGCGGCACGAGGGCTGCCGCCAGAGCGACGGTTTGCGCGGTTGCTGTCGCGGCGACCTGCGTCCGAAGTGTCTCCGCGCTCACAGCCACCTGCGCTGCCAGTGTCGTCGCCTGCGTGGCGCTGACCTCAGCCGCGCGGTTCACTGCACCGACATCAACCGCTCGGATGGCGTCGATGCGGGCCGACTCCATGCCGCGCATCGCCTCGGAGTACTCGGCGCGCAGTTCCGCGAGCTTCGTCGATGCGGCGGCCAGGTCGTCGATGCGGCGGACCGCCGCCTCCAGGAGAAGCCGTACGTTAAAGGACGGATCATTGAAGCGGCCAGCCGGCAGGTCCACAGTCGGGCCGGGTGGCTGCTTGGAGGCGGTCATGTCATGTGCCGTCTGTCGTGTCGAGGAGACCGGCGGCGAGTCGGATCAACGCGGTCAGCTCCTTCTTCGTGTCGATGTCTTCTTGGGCGAGAACTGCGATGCCCTGCGCGAGCTGCTTGAGGACGGTGACGATCTGCACGGCGGTGAGCGTTGTCAGCGGGTTGTTGGCGATGGCGTTCGCCTGCGCGATGACGTTCGCGTCCTGCGCCACGTCGTCTTGGTTGGTGGCCAGCGCGAGGTTGATCGTTGCCGTGATCGTCCGGCGGGCCGCCTCGGTGATGAACGGCGCCGCTTCAGCCGTCGTGTACGGCCGGGCGGTCATTACTCCCTGCGCGTCCCACGAGCGGTAGATGAGCGCGGCGTCATCCCACTGCTCGCACAGGCGCCCGTCGATGACCGTCTGCCTCACGCGGCAGGCCCGATGTCTTGGACCAGAATCCAGGCCGGGAACGTCGCGGCGGCCTGCGAGGTGACCGACCCCGTCCCGGTCACCCGCCTCGCGGTCAGCTTGTACGTGTGCGCGCCGGAACTCGGGGTGAGGATCACCGACCGCTCCGCGATGTACCCGTCCGTTGAGGTGGACGCGTACACGTTCGCGATCTGCAGCTGCCCCGCGCCCTCGTAGATCGCCATCGCCATCCGGTCGCTCAGCACCGTTGACAGCAGGTACGTCGAGCCGGTGACCATGATGCGGCGGGCCGGCCCGACCGTCACTGTCACCGTCAGGCTGGTCAGGTCAACTTCGGTGGTGATGCCGGTCTGGTTCGCTGTCACTTCCGCGTAGCCGAGCCAGCCGCCGGGCAGCTTGTTGTTGTTCACGGCCGAGATCGAGTCGCCCGCGATGATCGTGCCGGCGAACGCGGTGCGGACAGCCATGTGAGCCCCTTAGAAGGCGTACTGAGCAGAGTCGTACAAGCCGAGCGTCGCGCTGTCGTAAACGCCGAACGCGAACTTTGTCGCGGACTGCAGCGTGAACGTGGTCTGCCAGGAGTCATCCGTGATGTCGTGCGTGATGCCGCGGATGAACACGTCGCGGCTGATGACATCGCCGCCGCCCGGCGGTCGGAGCTTCACCGTGATCCGGTCGCCCATCTGCCTGCCCAGCACCTGCGGGAAAAGGTTCGCCTCGTCCAGGCGCGGGTTGATGACAAGTTCGGTGAAGCGGAGCTCCGCGTCCTTGGCTATGTACAACACAAACCCGGCGTAGGCCGCAGCCTCCCCGTCCGACTCCAGGATCAGGTCGGTGCGGTCGAAGGTGTGGACCAGGTTTTTGGTCTGGCTCACCGTGTCCTGCGCGGTCTGCATCGACCCGCCGACGTTCGACACCCGGACCAGATTGCGGATCGTCGTGTCGTCGTACTCGACGCCGACGCTCTCATACCGCAGCCCGTCGTCACCAAAGGTGGCCTGCGACGTGGCTGAGCGGGCCTCGAGCGACATCGCGTTGCGGTTGCGGAATACCACCCGCCCCGCGGCGTCGATGTAGACCTCGCCGATCTCACTGTCGGCTGCCAGCATCAGCTCGGTCCAGGCCGCACCGTCGAGTGTCGTCGCCTGCACCGTCGAATCACCGGCAGCGATGATCCGGTCAGTCACACCCCAGCCCGCCGAGTCAAGGATTCGCCCGACGCGTGTGCCTGTTAGCTCACCCGCACCCACGGCACCCACGGCGATGCGGTCGAGGTTGGCGAGTATCTTCACCGCGTCAGTTGCGCGAAGCGCCACCTCGGACCAGTCAGGCTCGTCGTAGTCGGCCTGCCACGAGTCGGCGTTCCCGCGGAACAGGTCGTAGGTGATGCCGTCGTGCGTCGCGCGGACGTAGACCGGGCGCATCGGTGTGACCCTGGTCTCGCCGCCGACCACGTACGGGCCGGCCAGGTTCGTCGGGTCGTAGACGCGCGTCGAGTTGTTCAGCCGAGCGGCCAGCGTCCCGGCCTCGTAGCGGACGATCGGCCCGTCCACCCGCCTGGAACCGCGGCTGATCGACACTCCCGCCACGAGGTCTGCGGTGATGTCGGAGAACAGATCAGCAGGCGCGTACGTCGCCGTGTCGTACCTGCCGCGAGCGGGATCGTCGTAGACACCGTAGGTGCCGGTCGAGGCGGCGGCGCTGAACGCTACGCCGAAGATCAGGACAGGGAACGTCATGCCGAGGCTAGGCCCGTAGCCCAGCTCCACCCGTTGGCACGCGAGTAGTCCTGGATTTCGCGGATGAAGTCCGCGCCGTTGCGCACGTTCGGCAAGGTGACCTGCCCGATGCGGATGACGTTGCCAGTCGGGCCGCCGACGCCCTGGGCGATGGCCGTCGCGGGGTCAGCGATGCGCGGTGCGGACACGGACCCGATCAGGGCGCCCGCGCTGGCCGTGGCCTTGCCCTGCATCGCATCCATGCCCGCGATGAGACCCTCGCCGACATAACGCCCGACCTGTGCGAACAGTGTCGACGGGCTCTTGATCCCGAGGGCCTTGCGGATGGACGCGGCCATCGACTTCGCGATTTCGAGCATCTGAGCCTCGATAGCGGCCTGCTGCGACTTCAGCCCCTTGAGCAGTCCCTGCGCGGCGGCGATGCCCGCGTTATACAGGTCGTTGCCGACGAACTTCGCCGCGATGCGGGCAGCATCTTGCAGTTGCAGTTGCAGCGCGTTCGCCTGCTTGATCGCGTCGGCGCCGGCCGCATTCAGCGCCGCGGCGGACGCGGAAGCCTGCTCGGCGCCGGCCGCAGCGAGCTGCTCCAGCATCTGCTTGGACAGCCCCGCCTTGCCGAGCCCGATCAAGTTGGACGCGAACGTGGTTGCCTGGTCGACCTTCGCCTTGAGCATGTCGAGGATCGTTGCTGCGTCGACTGTCGCGTCAACGCCGGTCGCACCAAGCCCGGTCAGATTCCCACCGCTGGTCGTCGCCTGCGTCGCGCTCGCGATGAAGGAGGCCCGCGCGTCGATCAGCGTTGTGAGCCGGTCTGTCGCGGCCTTGAACCGGTCGGCCAGCGCGTCGCGAGTCGCGGCGGCAGCCTCAAGCGCGGCGTCGCCCTGTTTGATCATCGCGACCAGGCCCGCGCTCAGATCCTTCGCCTTGAACGCGATTTCCAGCCGTGCGGTGAAATCGCCGAGAACGCTCTCGACTTCGGCGAATTTCGACTGCAATCCGTTGACGAATCCACGGATGACGAGCTGCCCCGACTCGTGCAACAGCAACAGGTCTTTGGCTGGCGGACCCTTTTTCAGCGGGATCATGTTAGTGATGTCCGTCAACGCCTGGTATACGGACTTGGCACCCTCTACGATGCCGTTCTTGAGACCGGTCATTACATTTTTGCCCGCGGTGAAGAGCGTGCCCAGGAGATCACCGATGGCGTCCACGATTTTGCCCGGGACGCTCGCGCAGAAGCTAATGACCTTTTTGAATATGTACGCGGTGCCGCCGACGAAACCGGCTATGACGTCTTTGCCCGCCTGGAAGAGCGTGCTCCCGAGATTACCGATGGCGGATACGATTTTGGCGGGGAGTTTGCTAAACCAGTCGGTTATGTCGGCGACCTTCTCGCCAAGCATCTTGACGAGCGCGGCGATACCCTTCTGGGCCAGCTCGCCGAGTTTCGTCTCAAGTTTCGGAATGCCTTCGGTGACAACCCATGTAACGATCCTGGCCATGAGCTTGCCGAACTCTTCGAGCACCCCGGGGATTCTCGGCCCGATCCACTCGATAAGGGCCTGCCCCCACTCGCCCAGCTTCTCCATGATCCGCGGAAGAGCGACGGTGACGGCCCACACGTCGAAGGCGACGATCAGCTCGACGAGCTTCAGGAGCATTCCCGGAATCTTCGGCCTGATCCAATTGAGGAACGCCGAGCCCCACTGGTCGAGTTTTGTCACGATCCACGGGAGTGCGGTGCCAATCAGCCAGTCACCAAGCCCGGCGAGCAGCCCAGCGAGCGCCGCGAGCATCGGCAGTATCTTCGGGCCGATCCATGTAACGAAGGCGTTGCCCCACTCGGAGAGCTTCGCCGAGATCGCGGGGAGCGCCGTTCCTGTCAGCCATGCGCCGAGTTGGCTCGCGAGTTCCGCGAGCTTGGCGAGGAGGGGCGGGATTTGCGGCCCGATCCAGTCGACGAACGCGGCGCCCCAGCGGGCGAGGGCCGTGACGATGGCAGGTAGCGCGGTGCCCCAGATCCACTGCTCGATGGCGAGGTAGAGCTTGGCGAGTTCCGCGAGCATCGGCAGGGCCGCAGTCTGAATCCACGCCCAGAACGCGACGCCCCACTTCGCGAGAGCGGCTTCGATACCGGGCAGCGCCGCGCTGATCTTCTCGCCGATGGAACTGAAAACCCCCGAGATCCCGTCAGTCTTGAACACCGCGAACAGCGCGGACACGCCAGCGCCGAACTTCGTCAGCGCGGGCAGCCCGACATCGACCATGAACTGCATGCCGTCGCCGAACGCCTTGAACACGCGGGCCGCGATCGGCTCGACCAAGAGCAGCACGTTGTTCTTGAACAGCGCCCACTTCGAGCTGAAGGTGCTGACCGCGGCGGCGGACGCGAGGATGGTGTCCTTGCCCGCCCCAGCGGACTTCATCATGTCGTCGAGGTTGACCTTGCCGGACTTCACCGCGGCCACGAACTGAGCCGCCCCACGAGTGCCGAAGATCGACGCGGCGAGCGCGATCGCCTTCGCGTCATTGCCGCTCGTGGTGAACGCCTTGATTTGGTCGATGGTCGCGCGCAGCGCGGCCGCCGGCTCCTTGCCCGCCTTTGCGAACTTCGTCAGCCCGATCGTCAGAGCCATGATCGTCTTGCCGCTGTTGATGCCCGCCTTGTCCAGCACGCCGACCAGCGCCGCACTGGTGCTGAACGACATCCCGAACTGTCGGAACGCCGGGGCGCCCTTCGTCGCCGCGCCCGCCAGCTCGTTGATGCCGACACCGGTCGCCTGCGAGATCCGGAACAGGTCGTCCAGCGCTTTCGACATGTCCTTGGACTTCAGCCCGAAGGCATTGAACGACCCGGTGACCGTGCCGAGATCGAGAGACTGCTTAGTGATCCGGCCGGCGAGCAGGAACTGCTTGGACATGGTCTCCAGGACCGGGCCGGTCAGCCCGAGGCGGACGTGCAGCGCCGAGACCGTCTTCCCGATGTCGGAGAACGATGAGGGCACCGTCTTGCCGACGTTCTTCGCACTCGTGACCAGATCGTCGAATGCCTTACCGGTCGTGCCCGTGCCGACGCGGATCGTCGATTCCATCTCGTGAAACGTCTTGCCGATGGCGGCGAGGGTCCCGACGATCGCGGCGGTCGCGGCTATCGGCGCGAACTTCTTCAGTGCCGATGACAGGCTCTTGCCTCCGGCCGCGCCGGCCAAGGCCATCTCCGGCTCGATGCCCTTCGTGAGCAGCGATCCGAAATTTTTCATCGACGGGATAACCGAGAGCGTGCTGTAGCCGATGTCGGCCATGCGCACTCCTCAGGTGATCTCGCCCGCGTCGATCGCGCGCTGCCGTTCCCGCGCCCGTGCCCGTGCCCTGCGGACTCGCATGTCCCGCTCCGGGTCCGGGACGGTGACGGCCTTCGGCAGACCGGGGTGCGGCTTCCCTGTGCTCGCGTGGAACAGGTCCGCGAGCAGATGGTCCGCGAGCCGCCAGCCGCTGCCGCCCGCGGCTACCGCTGTAGCGGAGTCCGGCGGCAACGCCCGTATGAGCACGCCCAGGCGCCGCAACGTCAGCCGGCGGACGCCATCCGGGCCGAACCGCCAGCGGTCGCGGATGTCCACCTGATACCAGCGCTGTAGGTCAGCCTCCACGGCATCCGCGTGATCACGGATCAGCCGCAGAAGCCCCGTCAGTTTGGGGCAGACTCAAACCCGATCGCGGCGGCGTAGGCGGCGAACAGGCCGTTGTAGTCTCGGACGAGTGGGGCGGTCGTCTTGAACTTCCCCCACTCGACGGTGCCCATCAGTGACCGCAGCGCGTGGCCCATCTTCTGATCGTCGATCGCGTCGATGACGTCGCCGGGCGACTCATCGAGACTGGCCGGCATCGTGTATGTCTGCCCGCCGTACTCGACGACGACGGTCTCGGCCTTCTCAGCCTCGAGCTGCGCCGCTGGCTTCTTGTGATCTTGGGGCACTGCCGCGCCCTTCGGGATTGCAACCATGTCGCGGGTCCTTTCGAGTGGTTGTCGCGGTGGTAGAGACCGGCCCGAGGCCCGCGACAGAAAACACTCGGGCCGGTCGCTCAGGTGACTACGTGCAGGTGACCACGCAAGGCGCGGTTGAGGTGACGCCGCCGTAACTGCACGACACGTTCGTCGCGCCAGCCGCGACCCAAGACACAACGCCGCCAGCGGACGACGGGACGACGGTCGCCTTGGTGGGGGCACTCGACGTCCAAAGAGCCTGCGCGGAGACGTTGCCGGTCGTGGCGTCGGAGTAGGTGGCGACCGCCTGGACGAACTTGTTCAGTCCTGTGGTCAGCGCCAGGGTCAGCGGGGTGAGCGCGATCGAGGTGATCGTCGGCTTGCCCTGCTCATCCCACAGGACGCCGCCGGAATCCGGGTAGATCGTCGCTTTCAGACCCACCGCGGCCATGTCCGTCTCGTTGGCGGTGATGTTGCCGTCGACCTCGACCTGCGCGCGGCTGCGGGTGATCAGCCGGTGGACCTTGCCGCCCGTCCTCGTCTCCAGCGCGATCATCACGTCAGCCGGGCGGGGGACGATGATCGAACCGGCGGACGACCCCGGCCAGATCAGCGCGCGGGTCGTGACGTTGTCCTCGAGCACGGTGAACTTCACCGTCTGCTTGAACTTCGACCGGGTCGTCGCGACGAGGATGCCGCCCCACGCGTAGTGGTCTTTCACGTCCTCGGCGCGGTCGTAGTCGAAGCCCTTGTCGCCGTCGAGCAGACCGACGAGGGACCAGGCGCCCGAGAACGCAGCCGAGGCGTCAGCGGGCAGAGGCGAGCCGATCGCCGCGACGTAGACGTCTGCGTCGCTCCAGAGGCTCACGTTTGCGGGGGTACCGGACATGATGAATCTCCTTCGGGTTGCGTGATGGGTTTCCCACCCCGAAGGGCGAGGGGGTCTAGGTCAGGACGGTGCCGAGCAGGTTCACCCGGACCGACACGGAGGCAAGCTGAGCGCCTGTGTCGGGGTCGCGCGTCGGCAGGACACCTGTGAGCGGCTGCACCGAGGCGACCTGAGCCGAGCCGGGATGCGCGCACAGGAGGGCTTGGCAGAGGGCCACGAGCGCCTTGGACGTGGTGGTCGATGCGTGCCAGCAGGTGACGCGCACTGACGCCCGCCACAGGACCGGGTATCTGACCTCTGGCGTGCCGTCATGGCCGACCTGCACGTGGGCCTTCGTGCCGGTCACCCACGTAGCAGGGATGTCAACGCCCACCGTCACGTCCTGCAAGCGTGCGGCCAGGGCGGCAGTCAGGTAGTCGACAACGACGCGCTCGGCGTCAGGGGGGACAGCCAGCGGCTTGCTCACTTCGACGTCACCTCGAGACCGCAGGCGGCAGCGGCCTTCTTGAGCGCGCCGTGCTTGGCTTCGATGGCAAGTCCCGCCGGGTGCGCGATCGTCACGAACGCCTTAGCCCGGTCGGTGGTCGCCGAGTGGACGACGACCTCCGCGTCGGTGACGCTGCCCACGTCCACTTTCGCTGCGATCTGCGCGGCGAGCTCATCAATCGGCTTGCGCATGTCCTCTTTGAGGATGCGCTCGATCTCGGCGTGGTTCAGTTTGGTGACCATCAGCCGACCGCTGCCAGGTACGCCACGAGATCCGGGTTGTCACGCAACACGAGCAGAACGGGCGACTCGAAGGCTCGGACGACGGCTTCCTCGCGGTCGACCTGCTCCTTGCCCAAGCCACGCCAGTCGGGTCTGCCCATCGTGACCTCGCATAGGGCGTGGATGAGCTCGTGCCAGAGCGTCTGGCGTGCTACGTCCGGCGCGGACTCGGGGTTGAGAAGGATCAACGCCAGGACGTGGTCGGTGTGGCCGTAACAGCCCTTGCTCTGGTTTTTATGCTCGTAGCGCATCCAGTCGTCGGGGTCGATGGTCACCCGGTAGGTGACTGAGCCGACGATGACCGTGGCGGGCATATCTGCCAGTTTGGTCGTCACCCGACAGCCCTTTTCACTGCGACTTCGATGCCCGGCGCCCACCCGGTAAAGGGACTGACCCACAGCCCCGGGTCGCCTTCGATGTCGTAGAGCACGCCAGCGACCTCAAGCTGGTCGATATAGAGCACAGCGGGTGACCCCTCGGGCAGGTAGACCGTCTGGCCCACGATGACGCCTTGACGGCCGCGCGCTGAACTCTCCATGGACATTCGCGGTGCTAGACCGCAGCGCGGGATGTCGATGCGCTCCGTGGTGCCAGGAATAGGGTCGCCGTAGGGATCGGTGCCGCCAGGGACGGCGCGGACGATGGTGACCATCACGCCGTAGGGGAAGCGCATCAGGCGCCGTACAGCGGGAGTGCCTGCGTGAGTACCGCGCCGCAGGAGCAGTACAGCGCGCCGAAGTTCAGCGCGCACGTGTCGTTGTGCGCCCCGCTGAACACCGGCAGCGTGTCGACAGCGAACGCACCCGACGTGTCCGGACCCTTGCACAGGTCTTGCAACTGCTCGATCTCGGACGGCCAGAACATGCCCCGCCGCGGCTGCCGCGTGTCGACCGTCTGACCGAACGGGCCAGCCGTCTGCGACTGTAGGGCGCCACTGCCGGCGTCGTGCCAGCGGATGATCGCGCCGCGAAGGATCGCCTTCGCGGCGGCCTCGTACTCGAACGTCTCCTCGGTGATGCAGGGGGCGACCCGGGCTGCTAGCGCCAGCGCGTCGCTGATCATGGCCTGAGCCTTGGCCGGCTCGATGTCGGCGAACGGCTCAAGGTCGGCCTGGATCAACGTCACAACAGCCACGGGTCGCCCCCTCGCATCACTTAGTGGGGTTGCGGACGGCCGGGGCGCGCTTCGGCGCCTCGGCCTTCTCGGGCTCCTCGGCGGGGACGTACCCGGCGAGAACCTTGCCGTCACGGACGTTGACGATCACGCCCGTGACGACGTTGCGAAGGCGAACCATTAGACGTTCGCGACCTTGTCGACCACGACTGCGTACCCGTCGAGGTCCATGACGGCCCAGCCGTAGACGACCTCGATGCGCAGCGCGATCTGGTTGGTGCGCTTGAGGTCGCCCTGGCCATCCGGGTCGCCGAACTTGATCAGCTCGACCGGGACCTTCTTCTGGACGCCCCAGCGCAGGAGGTCCCACTGCCCGACGATCGCCTTGACCTTCGTGTCCGCGGCCTCCGGGAGTCCCGAGACGGTCGAGGAGGAGTAGGCCTTCAGGCCCTCGAACGAGGTGATGTTCGAGCCGAACCCGAGTTCTGGGTACTTCTTGCGGCCGTCGACGAACCGGGCAGTCGCCACGGTCCATGCGTAGGTCGGGTCGAAGGCGATGCCGTCGGGGATGTACCCGTCGGCGATGACCAGGCCCGCGGCGGCCTCGAGGACCGTGTCCGGGGTCGTCAGGGTCGCGGTCACGAGCTCCACAGAGTTCGTGGTCGTCGCGATCCGGTCGCCCACGACGATCGACGCCACAGCGGCGCCGGTCAGGGGGTTGATGCCGTGGAAGACGCCGAGGTCGAGCGCGCGCGCCAGTGCCAGGCCGCCCTCGTTTGCGAGGGTTGTGAGGATGCCGAGCTGGTACTCGTCGTCGGCCCACTGCACCTCTTCGTTGAACCGCATCGTGACCTGCACCTTGTGCGGGGTCGCGACCTTGGTCCCGAAGGTGGCGTCGGTCGGCGCCTTGTTCGCACCCTCACCGACGTACTCGGCGCGTGGACGACCGGTGAGGGTCATGTGGGTGACCTCACCGAACTGCTGCGGCTCGGCGCCCGAGAGTGCCGCGACAGCGGACCCGGTGAGCGCCTTGGCGAACAGGCCGGAGGCGATGTTCTTGGGGAGGGTGATTCCGGTTGTGGCAAGCACAGCCATGATGGTTCTCTCTTCTACGGGTTAGCCCGCGAACAGTGACCGGACGACCTCTAGGTCGTCGCCACCGCCGGACTTGGGAATGTTGCCCTCACGGGGCACGGAGTTTCCTTGCTTCTTGCGCTCCGCGGTGTCTTCAGCCCCACGGGCCATCAACCGCTCAACCTGCTTCAGCAGTACCTCGGGGTCGCTCGCTGTCAGAAACAGCTCAGCGTCCTCAGCGGGGATCTTGTGCAACGCCACGAGGTGAACCCGCAACGCTTCGGAAACCTTCGCCGGGATCTTCGCGATCTCAGCGTCAGCAGCGGCGAGCCGGTCGGCCGTCTTCTGCACGTCGCTCTTCTGGGACTCCTTGATCGCAGCCAGTTCAACGGCTGCGGCCTTGAGTTCCTTGACGTCGCCGATCTTGCGCTTCTGCTCCGCGAGGAACGTGTTTACCTGTTCCTGCGTGAAGGTCTTCGCGGCTTCGTTGGCCGCTGCCTCTGCTGCTGCTGCGGCTTCCGCTGCGGCTGCTGTGCTGGCGTCGTCGGGCATGGTGCTCCTCCGTGTGGAGTGGTGGCTCCCGGCTTTGAGCGCAGCCGTTGCGCTTGGCCCCGTGAGGGGTTGTCTGTGGGTTACTCGAAGACCGGTTCCGCGCTGCAGTTGCAGTGGTCGTGAGTCTCGAAGTCGGCGGTCGCCTCGGTATAGACCGCGCCTCGATCGAGCAACATGGAGCAGAAATCGCAGCTGGCACCTGATCCGACCCGCTGCCACCCGCGAGCCCGCGGATCAGCCACGGATGAGCCGGTGACGCTCTCCCGGTCGGCATTGGAGACGATTCGCTCCAGCCCACCAAAGACCAGCGTCAAGGCAGACGCATAATCCGGTGTCGCGCTGAACAGCGGACTCACACCCCAGCGGGCGAGCGCGTCCGTGCGGCCGATGTCAGGCAACTCGGCAGGGATCGCCCTGAACCGCCCCTTGACCTTCGCTGCGGCGCGCATCTCGTCGTACCAGTCGGCGCCCAACGTGGACGCTGCGCTGCCGTAGATCGACACGAGCCGAGGCAGGAGTTCGATCAGCCCATCGCGGGCAGCCGTGGCCGTGTTGAACTCTCGCCAGATCAGGGTCAGATCCTTCTGAGCGAGCCCCGTCAGCTCGGCGAGGTCACGCCGGTGCGCCGCCGTTAGCGTTGGCACTGGTCACCACCGGACGCCCAGCAGCCGCGGCGTCAGTGATCGCCCGCAGAGCCGCAGAGCCGCCCATCCTGCGCTTGTCGGCCAGCGCCCGCCTGATCTGCTGCTCGTCCAGACCCAGCAGCTCGAGCCCGACCTCGGTCTCGGCGAGCCACGGGATCGCAGTGATCTGCTTCATGCCAGCGTCGGCCTGCGCCGCACGGGACAGGTACACCGGGGAGCGCCACTTCGCGTCGATCGACGCCCATTCCGCCGGCACCGTCGACTTGCCGTTCGCCATCGCCAGCGCGCGGGTCAGCGCCCGGCGCAGAGGCGGCGCCCAGTCGTCCGTCGCACCCTCAGCCTCAGCGATCAGGTCCTCACGGGACGCGATGTAGGAATCCGCCGACGTCGGGTTGGACATGTCGGAGACACCGAGCGAGGACAGGGGGATCGACGTCTCGCCCGAGAACAACTGCGCCTGCTGCTTGAGCTGGTCGATGTGCGGCTGCGGCGACGACGCGGCGAACTGCTTCACGTCCGCGCGCGGGGTCGCCTGGTCGTCGTCGTCGGGGATGCCCTTGATCCGGCCCAGCATGACCTGCCACGACGCCTTCTGTGTCCCGTCCGCGTTCTTGAAGATCGACTCGTCGGCGCCAAGCATCCACATCTCGGGGAAGCTGTAGACGTCCGCGTGACCCTCCATGCGGATCACGGTTCGCAGCGCTTGGTCGTGCAAGCTCATGACAGGCCGCGAGATCCGCGACGACCCGAACGGCCGCCCAACCCGCGGCTTGTAGACCAGCGGCTCAGCGGGCACGCCCCACGGATGCGCGGTGCGCTCCACCTGCCACCCGCTGCTGTCGCGGTCAGCGACGATCGTGACGCCGTCGAGGTACAGGGCTAGCGCGTTCGGCTTGCCCTCGTCGTCACGGCCGGTGATCGACAGGAGGTTGTCCAGGCGGCGGCCGCGTGCGTTCCACTCGCCGGTCGCGCTCATCGCGTCCTTGACGTGGATCAGCCCGGCCGGCTCGCCCGCAGACTCGTCGCCGCGGGTGTTCACCAGGAACGACGTGCCGTGGATCAGGGATGAGATCAGCGCGGACGATATCTCGCTGCCGAGGCTGTTCGCCTCCCACGTCTCGCGGAAACCGATCGAGTCCAGGTCGCCACCGGGCCACACGAACGCGTCCAGGTTGCAGCGGCGGCCGAGGATATCGACAGCCTTCGCGGACCAACCCAGCACGATGCCCAGCTGGTAATACTGCGGCGGGATGATCGTCCCGACCTGTCGGAGCGCGCGCTTCCCGTCGTAGTACGACGCACGCAGCAGGTTCCTCGACGCCTTGTGCTCGAGCTGCTCGAGCAGGCAGTTCAGCGTCCGGCTCTCGTCGTCCGAGAGTCCTGGGAGAGCGATCTGATCTGTCACAAGATCACCCCTCTCCGTCCCGCGCCGACCTTGCGACCCGCGCCGCGCTTGCCTGTCGCCACTGCGTAGAGCGCCAGGGTTGCCGCATCGAGCGGCGTCACATCCACGTCGGGCGACAACGACTTCCACCCCCACCCGCCGGCGGTGCCGATCGACCGTCGGCCCGCATTGCGCGCTGCGGAGTCGAGCGGCTCCTGTGAGAAGTGCGACATCGACGCCGACCGGATCGCCTCAGCGATCATCGAGTGAGCCGCGATCACCTCGTCCGTCGTGGGGGTGTGGAGCACCCGCGCCGGGATCTTCGCCTCGCGCAACGAGTTCACCAGCGCGCCGGCGCCAGCCTTGCCGTCCACTGTGATCCGCGCCGCACCACGCCACCGGGAGACCAGCCAGTCGACCAGCCACCCCGTGCCGGCGGACATGTCGCGGACCCTGACGAGCTCCACATGAGGCACCCCCACCAAGGGGCGCACCGCAGCCGCGAGGGCCACCCGCGCACCATCGGCAGAGAAGCGCACCGCGTAGGCCACCCGGCCATCCAGCGGGGGCGCGGTAGTCGCCAGCGCGGCCCACTGATCCCAGTCGATCTCCGACGGCGCGGTCGTCTTGTCGTCATCCCAGACGCCCATGCCCTCACGACGCCACGAATCGTCGCTCGGCAGGTTCTCCCGCAGCCGCAGCATCGACGGCAGCGGCGTGCGCAGCGGGTAGGACGGGTTCGCCTTCCGCCACTGCGCCCTGTCGTCCAGCGCAGGTCCGCCCGGACGACCGATGTCGGGATCCGCCGAGCACTCCACCCACAGAGCGTCAGACTCCGCGTGCTCACCCCGCGCCTGCGCCGCCTCGACCGCCAGCGCCTTCCTGCGGCGGAACTTGAACGGCTCGCTCGGGTCTGTCGGCCGCGGTGGGGTGCCCATGTAGAACAGCAGCGCGCCGTGCGGGTGCCGACATTGGTTCGTCGCCGCGACCATGTCCTCGAGCGCCTTCTCGTCGAGGATCTGCGCCTCGTCGAAGACCTCGACGTCGATCTCGTCGAAGCCACGTCCGAAGCCCTGCGACCTGGCGCCGAAGTAGATGACCGAGCCATTGGCGAACTCGATCGCTTCCTTGCCGCTGCCGCGCCGGGTCGTCTTGATGTACGGCGCCACGAGCCTGCGGCGCGCGTACCCTGACAGTGACCGGAACGTGTTGGCAAGGGTCGCTGTGTGGTGCGCCGTCCACAGCACCCGCAGGCCCGGGAACAGCACGCACAGCGCGAAGACGATGCGCCCGACGAGGAATGTCTTGGCGACCTGCCGCGGGATGCTCAGGCCGATGCCGCCAACCGTGGCCGCATACAGACCGCCTGCGCGCTTGCCGAGGATCACCCGGCCGCCGCCGGACTGCCAGGCGTCGAACTCGTCGCCCCACTCATGGCACTTCGCCTCGACCGCCGGCCAGCCCGTCGAAACGATGCCCGATGGCAGAACGAGGTGCCGGGTGACCTCAGATAACCGACGCGTCGAAGGCTTCGTCGGAGACCGGACCACCGCGCTCCGCCTCCTGCTTGTCAGCCAGGTCGATCACTTCAATGTCCTTCGCGAGCTCCGTCAGGCGACGGGTCAGCGCCGCGAGGTCACGGGGCGGGCAGTCAGGACGCTCGACCGTGGTCGCTATCCGGTCCCGCATCGACACCAGCAGCGCGCGACGGTTACCGGACTCGGCAGCCTCGGTGAGTGTCGGCTTACGGGTGGGGGCCGGTGGCCTCGCTGGATGTCCAGACCTCACTACGGAGAGGGCTTTACGAGGCACCGCAATCACTCCTCGTGGAATGTGGAAAATGCCGGGGAGAGATCGGCCCTATGCCTTGGGGGTGCCGCATCGAAGGGTGAGGGGGCACCCTGCCCACCCCGGTCACCACTCACGCGATGTGCTGAATGGGCTCGGTGTCGGCAAAGGTCGCGTTCGTCGGTTGCCGTTGCCCTTCAGTTGGTTGCAAATGCGGTGTGCGAGCTGGCAATTGCGCCGCTCGATCGGGCTGCCACCGCGGCTGACGGGGATGATCTCGTCGACCTCGGGACTCATGGGGTGCGGTGTCCTGAGGCTCTTGTCGACAGGCTCGCCACACAACGCGCAGAGGTTCTCTGTCGCGAGCACTCGGGCGCGGACTGTGCGGCGTCGGTGCCCGTTGGCTGCCCGGGGGTTCGGCGTCGCGCCCATGCCGACCTCCTACGTGGCTCCTGCTCCTCGACGAAGACGCACTCGTGCCCAGTCACTCGTGTTCGGCTTCCGCCTCGTCTGCCGCCAGCACGAGTGCCGCGCCCATCTCGCGGGCCAAATCGGGGGTCATCCCAAGGTAGGCGGCGTCGACAACGTCCTCTGGTGGGTCAAAGATGATCACCACGCGGACGGATAGCCCTTCGCGTTCGATGTAGGCAGCCACGCCCTCGCCGAACGGATCGTTCACCTCGTAGATGCGGACGGCGTTGGCGCTCACTCGCGGCCGCCGTTGTCGATGGCCTGCTCGATGGTGACCATCGCAGGCCTCCGTACATGGCGAAGGCCCGCACTCTGGCGGGCCTCGGGGCGCAGTCGTTCCGTCAGCAGAAGAGTGCCACGCTAAAACCGGACAGGTCAACCACAGCGCGTTAGCAGCGTGTCGTGGGGCTGCCAGCGGGTGGCGTGTCGCATGGCGTGCTCGACGTCGAGCACCTGCTGCAGGTCGTACATGTCGCGGCCGTTGTGGTCCTGCCCTGACACCTCGAGGATGCCGAGTGCGACCCAGCGCCAGAGGGTGCGCCGGGAGCGGCCGGTCCAGTCGGCGGCCTCATCGAGGCGGACGGCGATCGAGCCTTTCATGACGCCTCCTGTGGTTGCCCGGCGTTGATGCTGACGAGCCAGTAGACGAGCCGGGCGTACTCAGTTTCGGTCCACGTCCTGTCGCAGTACGAGCATAGGACGAGGCTGGCCCCGTTGTGCCGGATCAGCCCGAGATGATCGCACGCCGGGCACGGTGCAGGCAGCCGGTCAACGGGGTTCGTGAAGTTCAGCACGGTGCGGGCGCGGGAGCGAAGGGTCAGGATCTCGTCGACAGCGGTGAGCCCCTGCGGGTGGTGGATCAACTGATCGAGGTGCGCGCGCAGGAATGTGGCGGCGCCGGTTAGGCGTGGTCCTTCGCGGCCCCGGTCCGGGCGGTCGGTGTAGCCCTCTGTGCGGCGTAAGTCGTCTTCCCAATCTTCGCAGGTCCCAGCCATGTCGGTCATCAGCGCACTGATCTCGACGCGCAGCGGGACGGGCGCCTCACGGCTACCGGATACATGCTCCCCACTACCACTGCTCGGCTCGAGCTCGGTGTGGAGGTCGACGTACAGGCGCGGCAGTTCGTGCAGGGCGCTAGACACGGCTCGCTCGCATGAGCCGCACAGAACATCGTGCGTCTCGTTGGTGCAGCCATCGGTAGAGCACAAGTGCGCGGCGATGATGGTGGTGGTCATCACTCACCGCCGGCCGGCGTTGCACCCGGCGGGAGCGCCGCCCACAGTCGCAGCATCAGGTCGCGGAGCAGCGCACTGTCCTGGGTGACGGCTGCCTGCCGAGCGTTCTGCGTTGGGGTGCGGCGCAGGTGCGACGCGCGGGCATGCTTGCTGCCGCTCACTCGGTGGCCCTCAATCCAGCGATGTCAGCGCGGATTTGTTCGATGGTCCCGTAGTGGCCGCGATTCCCGCCGTACAGCGTCGCCAGGTGCGCGTCGAGCAGATCCAGCACGGCGTCTGCGATGTCGTCGGCCGAGCGGATACCGACCGAGCGATACCCGTCCGCTGCCGTGAATGGCGCGCTCGGGTTTGTCGCTTTCAGTAGCGCATTGCGCGTGAAGGCGCTCACTTGGTTTCTCCGATCCCAGCCTCGCGGGCAGCAGCCAGAGCGCCGAGGATACGGTTAGCGGCGTTGCTGTAGCCGGGGCCGGTTGCTGCCGCGTAGCTCTCAAGGATTCGCTGCGCTTCTTCCGCCGCTGCGACTAGCTCGACTAGGACCGGATCGGACACCGAGACGGCGCGCGGCGGGGGTGGCCGCAACGCACCCCACTCGCCGTTCTTAGCCGCGCTCACTTGGTTTCTCCCATCAGGCGGGCGCGAGCGAGGGCGTCGGTAAGGCGAACTGTGACGATGAACGTGGGCGAGTACACCTCAAGGAGTGCGGTGCGGGCCGCCTCCGCTGCCTCGATGAGATCAGTTGTCGCGCTCACTTGGTTTCCTTTCGCATCAGGCGGCGTACCTCGGCGGCCCTCGCCACCCAAATTAGGTAGAGGCCGCATCCTGGGCACCTGCGCTGAGAGTGCGTTTTGATCTTCCGCGCGGCCCACTCATGCCAGGCGCAGTAGTTGTCGGGGCCGTAGGTGTGCTCGCCGCAGTTGTCGCTCACTGCTGCGCTCCTAGTTGTTGGCGTACCTCAACAGCAGTGGCACGGTCGCCGCAGGTCATGCAGTCGCACGCCGCCAACTGGACGCCGTACGTGCAGGGCCGACCCTCGACTCGTTCGAGCAGCCGCTCGATTGCTGCCTGCAGGTCAGCGGGCAGGGACAGCGAGGCGGGCAACGGTGCGCCGTCCCGCAAGCCTTCCTGGTAGCCGGTCTTGTACCCGGCGGCGTACGCGCTCACTTGGCAGCCTCTCCCGGCCCAGCCGGGACACCAAGAATCCCCGCCCCTTTGGATGACGGCCGCTCGTGCGCGTCCTGCCACTTGTGGCCGTCGGGGCAGGTGTAGACGCCACGCCCGTAGTACAGAACCCGGCCCTCGTACTGGCCTTTCTGCGAGCAGTCTGGGCATTCGGTTACGTCGATCTCGATACTCATCGGGCGTCTCCCATCAGGCGACGTACGTCGGCGAGCGCCGTGGCTAGCTCGTCGTGTAAGCCGTCAGAGCGGAATCCACGAATGATGAAATGCATCGCCGAGTCCCCCACCAGGAGCAGCCGCTCCACCGCTGCCCGTAGGTCAGCGGTCACAGACGGCGGGGCGAGCGGCTTATCACACGGCCCGCGATGCCCTGTCAAGCGGTCGCACAGCGCGGTGTGGCTGCCCCGTTCGGTGACGTGACCGCAGAGCGTGCACTGCTCCCCGTTGTGGAACGTCGCGTGGCCGCAGCTGCCGCACCACGCGCCGCCAGTCTCGGCGGGGGTGGACCCATGCGAGGTGGACGCCACCTCAGGCGGGGCACAACGCACTCCTGACAACGAGCCGCACGTCGGGCAGCCCCAGGTAAGGTCGCGGCTACCGTGCAGGCGATCAAAGCCCGCGTCCGGGGCGTATGCCGCTATCGCTGCCCCGATGTCCGCAGCGGCTTGCAACATCTCTGCGGACGGCCGGCACGTTTCGCAGGGGTCCTCGGTGCAGCCCATCGCGTTCGGTTCCACCTCAGCCGGGTCGGGCGGGAAGCATGAATCTGGACACCAACCGGTCTGCAGCTGCCCCCGGTGCCTGTCGCAAACGCCTGCCTGGCCGCTCGGGGTGGGTATGTCGGGGGTAGTCACGACGACACCGCCACGATCGTGTATGCCGTCGCGCCGGGGTCGGTGGGGAAGCACTCGACAAACCCGTCGTCGTCACCGATCTTGTCCGGGTCTTGCCGCCACCATGAGCGTTCACGCGAGCTGTCCATTGCGAGCCTGTATGCCTCAGCCGGAGTGCAGTCGGCGACCAGATGCAACGCGACCGCCAGCAGGCATTCCGTCTCGCCTAGATGGCCCAGCAGCCAAAAGTAGTCGCCGTCCTCGTTCTCCGTGACAACCGGCAACGTGACACCCGCCACGCGGTTGGTGGGCGGGGTCGGGAGGTCATGGGGTCCGGTCACAGCTCGACTCCCCGGTAGGTCCAGCTGGTCAGGTGGCAGCGCCCGCAGAACACGAGCACGAAGTCCTCGGTCGGTGGGGAGTGCAGCGCGTCGTCATCGTCGCGGTAGCGGTTGAACCCGTCGTAGTGGCAAGGCAGGCAGATCTTCGCGACCGGCAGCATCGGCTGCGTCCTGTCCAGCGGCATGACGAAGTTGCTTCGCTCCTCGTTGCACGGCCAGCACAAGGTCCGCAGGTTGCTCGAGTGGTCGCTGCCGCCGGCGGACCACGGCACGAGATGGTCGAGCGTCAGGCGCTCAGCGGATCCGCACCACAGGCAACGGCGACCGTCACGTTCGAAGACGAGAGCGCGGACCAGGCCGGGGATCTCGTCCCGCTCGCCGATCCGCACCCGTGGGTGGCGTGTGAAGTTGAAGCACGACACCGCGAGTCCGTCGAGAACTTCGCCGATCGGGGGCAGGGCGGTGTCGGTCATCGCTTCCTCCGGTCGGTGCCGAGGACCGGCACGACGAGGCTCATCTCGGCCAGCCGGCTGGCGACGCGTTCACTGACCGCCGAGCCAAGTTCTTGCGGCGGACGGTTGCTGGTGATGACCAGCGGCCGGCACCAGACGTAGCGTTCGTCGATGAGTTCGTAGAACCGCTCCTGGGTCCACGCACTCGGCTTCTCGGCTCCGATGTCGTCGATGACCAACAGGCCCGTGGTCTGCGCCTGGTGGATGCGTGCCATGACGTTCTCGGCGTCGGGGCGCAGCTGGTCGAGCAACGCCGTCGATCGCCAGAACTGCCAGCTGCGGGTCTCCGCGATCCGGCGGACGACGGCCCACGCGATGTGGGTCTTGCCGGTGCCGGTGGGCCCGGAAAGGTAGAGCGCCGGCCGGTCCGGCTGCGGGTCGTCGCACCAGGCTCTCGCCGCGGCGTTGGTGAGCTTGGCGTTGCGGAAGCGGGTCGGGATGAGCGCTCGCTGGGCCTCGCGGTGGTCGGCGTCCCGCTGGTCGCGCTCGGCTTGAGCTCGAGCGTGTTCTCTCGCGTCGAGTTTGTCCCAGTCATATTCCGGCGCGGTCATAAGTCACCAGCCGCCGCTGTATTGGTCATCGGTGTATTTCGGCTCTTCGAAAGAAGGTCGTTGGCCTTTTCCGCGTTGAAGCGTTTCTTGAGTTGAAGTACCTACTTGACCAAGAGAAGTACTTGTAGAACTAGAACTAGAACTAGAACTAGCCACGCGCGTTGACCCTTGGGCAGACCCCTGGGGTAACCCATTCGCCAACCCATGGGGTAACCCATGGGGTAACCCTTCGTTAAGGGTTGTGACCAGGTCTTTTAGCCGAGGCTCGACCTGGCGGCGTACGACGGGGGTGAGTGTCCCCAGGTCGACTGTGGATAACTCGGAGGCCAGGACGTACCGCAGTGGTCGAGACGCGATTCGGGCGGCCTGATCGGCAGCTGCCATAAACACGCGGGGCTGCTTGTGGACGCCATTGTTCTTAATGAATGTGCGCACGAGGAGTTCTTCGGTGTCTTCGTCTACCGCGATATACCGGGCGTGCTCAAGTGTCTTCAGCGACTGCATTACGGTGTCAATACTGCTGTCTGTCGATGTGCCGGCCCAACGGCGAACGGTGAGGGCGACGGTGCCCGCCCAGGTGATGTTCGGCTCGCTGATGAGCATGAGGTAGAGGCGTTGCGCCGGGCCGTCGAGCGCACGCCAATCCTGGTCCTCGTACCAGAGAGCGGACTCAACGCGTCCGTGGTCGCGAGCCATTCAGAGAGCGCCTCCTGCGGTCGTGGTGGCCTCGCCGGCGGTGATCGCAGCAAGATGAGTGAGGGTCTCGGCGACTCGCTCGGTACGCCGGCGGATGGCGTTCAAGTCGTCCTGGTAGCGCCGTCCGAGGTCGCGTGCGGCGCGCTGCACGTCGCGGTCAGCCCGCACGTAACGGCCGAGGGCGCCGTTCAGCTCTTCGGGTGTGATCCGCCCATCGCCCCACACGTGGAGAGCGAGGTCCAGTCCCAGCGCCTCCTGCACTGCGGCGAGCAGAGTGCTGGCCTGGTCATCTGGACGATCAGCGGCGCACGACGCCCGAAGTTCTGCGACCTGCTGGGCGACCTTCTGCTCGACGACCTGCTGCGCGGCGTACCGCGCGGCGTATATCTCGTTGGCACGCAGGGTGTCGTGTCGCGCGATGATCGAGCGTACGGCGGTCCAACTGGGCACGCGACCGGCGTGGACTTCCGCGCCGGTCTCGATGGTCATGCGCGTCGTGCTGCGGCCAGGGGTCAGGAGTCCCCAGCTCGCGGGGAGTTCGCCTGGCCGCACGATGCCCTGAGGCGCTACGACGTACCAGGCGTGGCACTGGTCGGCCCACGCGTCGGCCTTCCCCGAGTGGTCGAGCTCGCGGAGCCAGTCGGCGCGCGACGCCTTGATCTCGTGGCCCACGAGCAGCCGGCCGCTGGTCGACGTGAAACCCACATACAGCGCGTCGGCCCGCGGTCCGCCGGCCCCACCCATCGTGACTTCAGGCAGGAACACGCCGCCCCGCAGGTTGTCGCCGGGCTTGATGTAGTGCCGCTCGAGGCGCACGAGGAGGTCCGCGGTGATCGCCCGATCACTCATTGCGACGCACCATCCTTGATACGTCGCAGCCCGCGGAATGGCCTGACCACACGGCTGCCGTCGGCTCGCTCGATGCACACGTTGCGGGGCGCGTTGGGCCGGGTGGTGACACCGGGGAACGGGACGCCGGCGGCGCTCCACTGGATGAGGACGGTGACGGGCTGCCCGCGCTCGAGGTAGACGTGGCCGACGATGCTCACTTGGGCATCCCCATCAGGCGGCGTACCTCGGCCTCTGTGGTGGAGAGGCGCTTCTTGGCGAGAGTTTCTGCATCAGGCCAACCGGTGAAGTCCGCCGAAGCTGCATGCGCCGCATCGCACAGCCGCTCGATTGCCGCCCGCAGGTCAGCGGGTAGGGACGGCGGGGCGTCCAGGTACGTGATGTGCCACTTCGGGTGGTAGGTCAGCGGCTCCTCGTCGTAGTCGACGGCGTCGGCGTCGTCGCGCTTGAGGATCAAGTACGCGCCCGTGAAGCCGGTGATGGTGGCGGGATGTCCCTCGAAGCTCACGCGAGTACCGATATAGGCGGGCACCCCGTAGTAGCTGCGCACGTACCCACCCGTGTCAGCGGGCAGGGACGGCGAGGCGTCCAAGCGGTTGCACAATTCGAGGATTACGGATCGGTAATCGCCAGTCGGGCAGGTGCAGTTCATCGGCAGCCCGGCATCACAGTTGCCGCACAACTCCAGCCACGGCTTGAACTCCTGCATGGTCGGCCTGTCGGCGGGGATGGACCCCGCAGCCGGGACGGGCGGGGAGAGACGCGTCGTGTTCGAGATGCCGCAGGTATGGACACTGCCCGCCGGATACGACCAACCGCACCGCGAGCACGTGTGCTGCTGCGTACTTGTGTCGTACGTCTGCTCGTAGCTGATTGGGGTGGGTTGGTGATGATGCCCAGGAACCGTGCAGATCAGGCGAACTCGGCGCGGCATCGGGCCGGGTGCGGTCACAGTCGCCTCCCGGTCTTCCGGGAGTGCATGGCGTATCGCTTCGCAGCGCGCTTCGCATCGAGACTGACGGCGTCGGCGACGCCTTCGAGGTAGTTGTCGAACTCGGCCCGGTGCGCCTCGATCAGTGCCGCGATCGCGCGCAGGTCACCGTCGATGCGCTCAGTATTCGACGAGCGCCAGTACGTCTCTGTGTGGCGGTGCATGACGTTGGACGGACTCTGCGCCCAGTCGGCCCAGCGCTCGGCGGTCTGCATGCACGTCATGCAGGTGTTCATCGCGGCGCGCTGCTTGCCCAGGTCGCGGACCTTCGCGACGTACTGGTCGCGGGTGATGACGGCGGCGACGTCGACGGCAGGTAGGCCGCACTCAGTGACGTCCTCGGGTCGCCAGGGCAGGTTCGGTCGGTAGACGTGCTCGACGGCGAGCTTGGTCATGGCTTCACTGCCGCAGGCCGAGCGATGACCGGCTGAGGTGTAGGTAGTGGCGCGAAATCTTTCACGGGTTGACCTGCATCGACCGCCCTTGGGAGCGGTTGCCCACACGCCTGGCAGGTCAGGTGGTGGGGGCAGCTACACCTCGTGCCGGCGTAGATGCCGAGGCAGCGCTTGTGGCTACCGGAACCGCTGCACCAGCCCGACAGGTAGGGGAGGGTCATGACGGCCACCAGCCGAGGTCGACGACGTACCGGACCACGCGCGCGGCTTGCTGCACGGTGAGGGCGCCGAGGTGCTCAGGTCCGCTGCGGAGGTGCGCGAGGAGGTCGCGGACGTGTAGGGGCTCGACTCGTCCGGCGGTGTAGTCGATGAGGACCTTGGTTTCGCGTTGCTCGTCGTGGCAGGGGCAGGCGCAGCCGTTGCAGCGGTCATGCTTACTGTCCGCGCACGGGTGGACGGCGTGGACGGTCACAACAACCGCCCGCAAATCGGCCATGGTGTGCGGCCCCGCTGCAGGTACAGCATCCACGCTCGCTTGCGCTGCTCAGCCGGGCTCGCGTCGATCGGGTCGCCGGTGCCACCGACTGAGCGCCAGGTCTGTAGGTCGAACTGGTGCAACCCGCGATAGGTACCGGACGGGCTGACGGCGCGCGGATCGCCGCTCGACTCGCACTGCTCCAACGCCGCCCAGTCGAGCCCGTCCCGTTGCGGCACCCGCGGAAGCGCCGCAACGGGGCGAGGTGTGGCCCGCCGGCCAGCAGGAATCTCCCTAATGTCCCTCTTCGCAGCGGGAGGTGGTGCGCTGCGAGGGATGCCGACCGGCGGGGATTGTGGCCGCTCGTAGGAGCGGGAGATACGCACGCGCTCAGCGAGCAGCTGGCCGTCGATGGACGAAGGAACGGACGACACAGGGGGTCGGTAAGGCGACTGCGACGGGGGGACCTGGTGTAGCGTAAGCGGCGCGATCGGGAACGACGCGCCGCACATGGCGGCGAGCGTCGCGGCAAGCAGACGGCGGCTCACGACGCGGCCTTCTCACGTTGGGGTGCGCGCGACTTCCAGCCGGGCGCGCCAGGCTCGTCGAGCGCGTCCCGCAGCTGCCCGAGGTGCAGCCAGCCCTCACGCCACGCCAGGTGCACGACCTCGCGTTCGAGCTCCAGTGACGCCGGGTCGCCGTACCGCTCGACGTGCATCGAGACGGCAGCGACGCGCGGCTTGGGACCGGGCTTCTTGGGCTCGTTGAGCAGGCGCCCGCCGTACACGCCATCCGTGCGCTCGGCAAGCCCGAAGTCCCCGCACTGCGGGCGCACGGTGCACAGCGCGCAAATCTCCAAGGCGGCAGCCACGTCCAGCCCCGGCCCATTGAACAGGTCGGGATCCGCGCCGACGCAGGCGCCCAGGCTCTGCCAGTCGGGCAGTGCTTCGGTGCGGACGCGCGGGCCCGGGGGGCGTGGCCTCAGCTGGGGACGGGTCATCGCGCGCTCCCCCGGTAGGCGCTGATGCGCGCCAGCTCGCGCACGTGCAGCGGGTCCGAGCCGAATTGCGGGCGGTACGCCGTGGCAGTCGCGCCGGGCTCAGGGCGGCCGGCGAGCGCCGCGGGGGTGTGGGGCGCGCATCGCCAGCCAGGCAGGTACCGCCGAGTGGAGCTCGACCCGCAGCGGTCGCACGGATGGCGGGTCATGGCGCACCGTCGATCTTGCGCAGGCGCCAGCAGTAGACCTGGCCGTCTTCAATCCACCGTCCGTACAGGTGCTGCTTGCAGTACGCCCACCATTGCGCGCGGAATACCCCCCGGTTCAGCCAGGCGACGGGGCTCCGGTGGCACTGCGCCTGACCCGGGCCGACCGTCTGTCGGCATCGGACGCCGAACCCGGGCTGTTCGGTGGTCCAACGCAGCGACCCGTCGGGCGTGGCCTCGAACTCATAGCCGTCATGCATCCGTACGGGCGGCTTCGGGCGTACGACTGCGCTCATCGCACGCCGCCCAGCACCAGATAGGCGATGATCGCGACAGCGCCGAACACCGCGCCGTAGCACGCGGCTCGGATGGCGCGGGCCCGCTGCACGTGCGCGAGCATCCGGTGCTCGAGGCGCGAGCAGCGGGTGGACAGGAACCACGGGCCGCAGCCGCAGTAGAAACCGCCGCGGTAGGTGATCACGACGCCCTACAGATACGGATATACGCGCCCGGCTTGCGGTTCCAGACGCCGCCCGTATACACCTTCGCCGCGTCGACGTGCACCAGCCGCGAGTCATCCCGCCAGATCCCGGCCGCAGTCAGCGCGTCTTCCGTCGATCGGATGATCTTGCTGAGATCCGGATAGACCGCCGGGTACCGGGGCGCGCTCGCCTTCAACGTCCCCGCGTTGCGACCGGTGCCGAAGTGCGACGCGGGGCGCGCGAAGGCGAACAGCATGTCCGCGTACAGCGGACCGTCGAGCGGCTCCCACGTATCCCCGGCCGCACCAAGCGCGGCCCACATGACGGCTTCCCGCCACGGCTTGACTTTGGCCGAGGACTCGACCATCTGCGCGCGGCCCGTGTGCTTGTTCACGAAGGCCGTCTTCGAACCTTGAGGCCCAGGGACGCCGAGCACCGCGAACGCGATCTCTTGCGGTTGCGGCGGGTGAAGACCGGGTGCCGGGGCAGTGGTGGCCGTCATGACCCGGCCTGGTGTCGGCGATCGTTCAGAAAGTGGTCTCTGACGACGAATGCCTCACGCTCAACCTGCTGCAGCGGGTACCGCCGGTCGTACTCCCGCGCGATCTGCTCGACCATGCGGTCTGCGACGTAGCGGCCAACCGGCTGCGTGCGGATCGCGGGCGCGCGCGGCCCACGAGCTCGACGGCGGGCTCGTCGCGCGGCGGCGACACGCCAGAGCCGGACCGACCCGTCAACCGCGCCCCCCGCGCCCACGAGTCCGAACGCGAACAGCGCCCAGAGCAGCAGGAATTTCATCATGACGCCTCCACGCGGATAGGTACATCGAGGTAGGTGCCGTCATCGCGGAGCAGCACCCAGCGCGCGCCGTGCAGCAGCATCGGCGTTTCGGATGGCAGATGGCCGGCGCTGACGATGTAGCCGTAGTGCTTAGCCATCGCCGGGTGGTCGTGGATGCTGCCGCGGCTCATGTTGTGACAGGAAGGCGCGACGGCAAGGAGGTTGGCCACGTCGTCTAGACCACCCTGGGCACGCCTCTTGCGGTGGTGCAGCACCGGCCGCAGGCACGGCTCTCCGCACTTCTCGCAGCGGCCGTCGGCGCGGGCCAGGACCGCAGTGGCGATCGCGGGCTTCACGGCTCGCTCCGAGTGATGACGACGGTCGCCCTGCCGCGCGTGATGTCAACAGCGTCGTCGAAGCGAACGCCTAGGGCGCGGAGTTTCCCCACCCGCCAGTACGTGACCGCAGCGGCCTCCAGCAGCGCCTCACGGACGACGGTGGCGAGCTGGTAGGACTCCGGGTCGATCTCGCCGGTGTCGGGGTCCGTGCAGACGCTGACTGCGACGCGGTCGGCGATGATGTTGTGCTCCCAGTGCTTCCGCTCCGCGCCACCCTTCCGGGTCGCTGCGAAACCGGGGAGTTCAACCCGGTCGCCTGGCATGCACCGGGCGGCGGCGGCCTCCACGGCAGCCTCGACCGTGGCGAGTTCCTGACGGCAGGTGCGGATGCTGTCCAGTAGGACCAGGAGGTCTTCCATCGTCTGCTCGAGGTCCACTTCCAGCCCGAGCGTGTGGATCGACTTCGCGACGTTCTCGACGGCGGTCACGCTGCACCCGGATTCCCGAGCGACATCGCCGAGCCGACCGACGCGCGGAGCGAGCGGGCTATCTCCGCTCGCGTGCCGAGCGTCTTCAACCGCTCGCGCGCCTTGCGGACCTGCTGGTCAGCGACATCGGCGGCGAACTTCTCCCGTTCCGTCGCCACGATCGCCTGGTACCTGCGGACGTCCATCGGCCCGTCAGCGGCGAGGAACGCGTGGGCGTGGGCCAGTTCGAAAGTGCACCTAGCGAGGACGAGCTGCTCGTCGAGGTCGGCGAGTTGCTCTTGTGCTATCCCGAGCTGCCGGAACAGCCAGAGCAGGGTGGCCTCGACGGAGTTGGGGGTTATCTCTTCGGCGCTCACAGGTACGCCTCAACGTCGTCGTCCGGGTCGTCCTGCGCGTGGATCAGCGGCCTGCCGTCCTGGTCGTATCCGCACGCGGTCAGAGAGCCGCAGACACCGCACGGCGTCGAGGTCGCGTAGCTCGGGTCCTCGGCGAAGTCATCGAAGTCCGGTTCCGTGTCCTGCGGGAACACCCGCTCCCAGAACTCGGCGTCGGTCATCGCGGCCCGCTCTTGGGCTTCCGGGCACAGGGCGGTCACAGCGACTCGCCCGCGTCGTTCTCAGCCTTGCGCGCGGCATCAAGGGCGGCCTTCCGCGCTTCGAGCACGGCCTTGAGCGACTCGGCGTCACCACGAGCGACTCTGCCGCGCGACTCGGCGTCGACGAGTTCAGGCCACAAGCCTCGGAGCACTCCGCCCGACTCGGCGGCGTTCACCCGGTCGAGCCAGTCCGCTACCCACGCCTCGTCAGTCACCACGGGCCGTGCGGCAGCGACGCTCTCGACGTGCTCCGCGTCCGCATCGACGGTGTCCCGCTCCGTCGTGACCAGGAACGTGTCCATCAGCGCGTACTTGAGAGCGACTGCCATCGCCTTGGCGGTGGCCTTGTCCGCGACGTCATTACCCTCGCCGGCCGTGCTCGCGGTGATCCGGTCACCTGCCGGGCCGTAGAAGTCGAAGTCCATCTCCACGATCACGGTCACGGTCACGCCGCCGCGGTCGTTGCGCGGGCGCTCGAGCCGGGTGTGCTTCGTCAGCCGGGGGACGACGAGCACGCCGTGCTTAACCATCACCGGGTTCAGCGCGTTCATGAACTGGTCGATGCCGCGGAACCGGAAGTGTTGCTCCGCGTTGACGCCATCCTTAGCAATCGGGCCAAGTTCGCTCATGACGCGAGACATCGCCTCGACCACAGTGAGCACGTTCGGCGTAGTGACAGTCGCGGTCATGGTGCGACCGAAGGCCGCGCGGTGATGGCAATCTCGCCGAGCGCCTCGCGGAGGTTCGCGGCGAGCAGTGCCAGGTCAGCGAGGGTGTACGCGCCACTGTTCTCGCAGGCGGACGCCAGGTACGTGAACGCGTACAGGAAGTCCACAGCGCCGGCACCGAGGTGACGTAGCCGCTCGACGGACGGCACCCGGGCAAGAACGACATCCTCGACGTCCGCGGGTTCGGGTGAGTCCGTCTCATCGGTGGGGACGATCGGCGGCTCAGGGCTGTAGCCGTCGTAGCGGCCTTCCGCGTAGCGCTCCACGTCCAAGCGGCCGTACGGGTCGGCGGCGCTCATGCCCCCACCTTCTTGCGGGCGCCGGTCGGCGACGTAGCGGGCTCGGCGGCGGACGTCGCGGCGCATGGCGCGACGCAGCAAGGCGCGCCCGATCTCGCCGAGCCCCACCCACACCACGAGGAGTGAGCCGCTGACCAGTAGCCACCAGGCGAGGAACACCGCGAAGCCCCTCACGCGTCGCCCCGCAGTTCCTTGGACGTCAGCGGGCCGTCGGCCACGTAGCAGGAGCGGGTGCAGTAGTCCTGCCGGCACTCGGACCCGCAGAAAATGCCGTGCTCGCCGCAGAGCTCGTGGTCCTCGAGGTCCGTGAGCACGCGCGTCCCGCAGCTGCGGCACTCGGTGGCGTCGCGGCGTTCGGCGGTGGCGAGCTTGAACCCGCGCATCACGCCACACGCCTGCGCCGCCTCAGCCCGCCTGGCCATCGCCTCGCGGAGGGCTTGCGCGCTGTCGTCCCGGGGGATGATGTAGCACCCGGAGAGCGCGTCGAGCGCGGTCAGCGCGTCTGCCGCCCCCGCGTACGACGACTGCCGGTACGACGCGACGGCATTCAGTGCGGCCTGGCTGCCACGGCCGCCGACCGCGAGGCCGTATGTGATGCCGATGCCGATGCCGAAGTGCCAGCCGGCGACGATGGGGCCGTCCGCCGCGTCCGCGAGGTGCGCTGCGCGGAAGGAGTCGGCGCGCAGGGCGTGGACATCGACGTCCGCGGGGTCCGGCGCCAGGTGGAGGGGAGTGCTGGTCATGACGTCACGTCCAGCGACCACCACGACGGGAGCTTCTTGCCGCCGCGGCCCGAGTTGATGAGTTCAACAGCAGCAGCGGCGACGCAATGCGCTCGCTGGTTGCCCGTCTGCCGGCGCAGATTCTCGGCCTTGTTCAGCAGGCCGTTCACGCCGCCGTGCGCATTGCTGAGCTTCGTCACTGTTGTGACGTCGTCCAGTCGGCCGTTGTACCGCTGGCAGAGAAGGCCGATGCCGTCGAGTACAGGCGCCTCAAGGCCCGCCGATCCGTAAGCGTCGCGGATGATGCGAAGTGTCCGTCCGAGGGTCGGTCCGTTCGAGCGGACGTAGATGCGGCGAAGTGTCCCGACAGCGGAAACCGCGCCGTCGATGTGGTCTTGCGAGACGCGCAGATCCTGAGCGCGGACGATGCGGTCGATGTCGCATTCGACCGCACGGCCCGCGTGGACACCGATGCGGAACCGATCGAATGCCTGCACCGGGAGAACGTTGTTGAGTTTCAGGAACCGTTCGGCTTCCTGCTGCTCACTGAGATCCTCATACGTCCAGCACTGCACCTGCTGGTCACCCCAGCCGATACGCTTCAAGGCTTCGATGCGGTGCTGTCCGTCGATGAGATAGAACGAGCTTTCGCGGTGGTTGACGGTCGGCGTGCCTAGCTGCTCCAAGTCGAACTCCGCGGCGAGGTGCTCGACGCGGGCGTTGTTCAAGTCGCGCTGCGCTGTGGGAGGGATCTTCATCAGCGAGATCGGCACCCACTTCAGACGGGCATCGCGGGTGACTTTGTTGCTCTCGTGCTTCGCGACGGTCATAGCTGCTCCAACTCCCTGGCGAAGCGGGACAGGTTGCGGAGCGACTCGCGCATCAGCGCAACCCAGTCGTCCCGCTGACGCATGTCCAAGCTGGAGAGCAGCGGTCGGGCGAGGTCGATGCCCATGCATAGCCCGGCGAGTGCGTGCACCGTCTCCTCGACGATGCGGTTCGCGTTGTGGTGATGGGTGTTGCGCAGGATGTCCGGCCGCTCGGTTGTCGACGCCGACGCGCCTGTGACTTTCCGCACCACGTTCGCGCGAGACAGGTTGCCCTCAGCCTTCGCCTCAGCGAGCGCAACGTCGAACTCTTGATCCGTCGCGCGGTCGGCCATCTTGTAGATCGGAGCGAGATCCTTACGGTGCTTTACCTGCGATGCCTCCTGTGGGCTGACCTTGTGGTCGTTCGCCACAAGGTCCCTGGCGTTGACGCCAGCGTGTTGCGTTTCCTCGGCCGTTCGGATCTCGCCGGCTTCTTGGCCACGGCGGATCGCGAGGCCGAGGCCGCGCTCAGCGCGACGCACAAGCTCGGCGGCGGCGAGTTCGGCGTCCTTGCCGAGCTGCTTCTGCAGGGTGTACGTGCGGATCGTCTCGGCCTGGGCTTTGACCTCGACGAACTCGCCCACCTCAGCGTCACGTTCGACGGCGAGTTGCAGCCACGACTTGCCGCGCTCCAACAGGGCCACCACCGACTCGCGGTCGAGACGGTCAAGAGCGGCTTCGTCGGCGACGATCACCGCGAGGTCTGTACTCAATGCGACTTCCTTCCGGTAGACTTGCGGGTGCGATTTCCAGAGCCGCTCCGTCTTCCGCGGGGCGGCTCATCGCTGTTCAGCTGGCCACGGCCTCGCGCTCGCGCAGGAGCGCCAGCACGTCGGCGCGGTGGTACAGGAACGCGCCAGCCGGGCCGGGCAGCTTGACTGCCAGCGGCAGCCGTCCGTCCGCTACGCACCGGGTGAGGGTGGCTCGGGACACGTCGAGGATGCGGCAGGCTTCCGCGCTACCAATCAGGTCGTCAGGCATGGGGTGACCGTTGCACATTGCACGACGATCGCGCAAGTACCTGCGGCGATTATTTTGGATTCGTGATTCTCTTGCGCGGTGCTCCATGTCTGTGCAACAGTCATTGCATGACAGAGCAGCCGTCTTCCCCGAGAGTCCCGGTCTGGGATACCGCAGACCGGATGCGCAAGGCGCTACGCGACGCCGACATCGGCGTACACGACATGGCCGACTACCTCGGCGTGGCGCGCAACACGGTCAGCACCTGGATCAACGGTCGGCATCCGGCGTCGATGCAGACGATGCGCCTATGGGCCATGCGCTGCGGCGTGCCGTACGAGTGGCTGCGCAGCGGAGACGACACCAGTCCGCCGGACGAGTGGGCTGTCGGGGATTCGAACCCCGAACCTACGGGTTATGGACATTACGGACTAAGGTTGGCCCGACCAAGATCCGATGGCTTCTCCCAGAGGCGAGCGGCGTGAGCAGCCTGGGAAGAGTCGCAATGGTCGGGTGGACGGACATCGACAACTATTGCATGTGGCTGGCGGCAGGTGGCCGATCCCCTGGCACCATTGTGCAGCGGCGCTTCTATCTCGGCCGGTTGGCGGCCTCCTACCCGGTGGCCGACCTCGTGACGCTCGACGACCTGACGCAGTTCATCGGTACATCGACGTGGGGTCCCGAGGCGCGCAAGAGTGCTCGTGCTGCGGCACGAGGCTTCTTCCGGTGGGCTGTTCTCACCGAGAAGACCGCGCACTCACCAGCCGAGAACCTGCCCACCGTGCGAGTACCCGCCGGCCGGCCACGGCCGGCGCCGACTGATGTACTGACAGCGGCAATCGCGAACGCGACGAGCAGAGAGCGTCTCATGCTGCACCTCGCTGCATTCGCGGGATTGCGCGTCAGCGAGATCTCGCGTGTCCACACATCGAACATCGTTGATTGCTCACTCCGGGTGACCGGCAAGGGCGGGCGAGTACGCACCGTCCCCTTGCATCCCACGCTCGCGGGCGAGCTCGAGCGGTGCCCGTCCGGGTGGGTGTTCGCAGGCCAGGTGAATGGACATCTGTCGCCGCACCACATCAGCCGGCTTCTCAGCGCGCTGTTGGGCCCGGGCTGGAGTGCTCATTGCCTACGCCACAGATTTGCCAGTCTCTGCTATGCCTACGAGCGTGACATTCTGGCCGTGCAGACCTTGCTCGGGCACGCGTCGGTGACGACCACGCAGATTTACACCGCCGTCCCGGACGGGGCGATGCGGGCCGCTGTATACGCCGTGGCACCAGTCGCGGCCTAACCGAACGGGGAAACACCGATGACCGACACACCCGCGTGGGGAACGCAAGGAACGCCGATGCCGCAGGGCCAGCCGCCGCACACCAAACGGAAGCGGCTCGGCTTGCTACCCGACTGGCGAGTCCTGACCTACGTCATCCTCGCGTTCAACCTGCTGATGCTGCTCTGGGTGATCGCGGGCGCCAATAGCGCAGGCGGGACACCGAAGAACTGCGGCAGCCTCGACGCGAAGACCTGCAACGACCTTGAGTCTGTAGGCACCGGGATCGGGGTGGCCATCCTCATCTTCTTCTGGGCTGTAATCGACATCATTCTCGGAGTGGTCTACCTCGTGACCGGACGCAGCAAGCGGACCTGCCCTGCCTGCGGGCACGGCGCGAAGAAGGGCGTGTTCGCCTGCCGGAACTGCGGCTACGACTTCCGGCAGCAACTTACCCGCGCCTAGACAGCGAAAAGCGCCCCACCGCTCAAGGCCGCAGTGGGACGGCCGAGCGGTGGGGCGGTCTAGCGGAGGTCGGTCAGGCGATGGCCCTTGCCACCTGGAACGAGGCGCCAGCGAACGTCTGCGGCCGGTCCGTGGGCCACGTCGCCTCGATCTCCACGGCGTACCCACCAGCGACGGACAGGTCAGCGGCAGCGGGCTCGACTGCGGCAACCCACGGCAATGTCCACGTGCCCGGCGCCGTGGTCTGGTCGCCGAGGGTGACAGCGCGGGAGATGACGGTGCCGTCAGCGCGCCGGATGTGGGCGACGACGGCGGTTGCCGTGGTCAGGTCAACGGGCGTGGCGCCGTCGAGGACGGTACCGGCAAGGGCCGGCTCGAGGTCGCCTTGAGTCCAGGCCATCACACCAACTCCAGTCGTGAGTCGATCAGGGTGAGCGCGGTCACTGAGGTGGGCGTGTCGATGGTCAGTGTTGAGGTTGGCGCGTCGATGGTTACCGCGGAGATTGGGACGTCGAGCGCGAGCGCGGAGCCGGGCAGGGTGAGGGTGAGCCTCGGGTCGGTAGCGAGCGGGAAGGCGCCAGCCATGACGGCTGCCGCGAGCAGCACCGCATCGTCGAGAGTGACTATCAGTGTGCCGGTGAAGGTTTCCGTGCCGACTGCCAGCAGCTCGGCGTCTTCGAGGACCGTGACTAGGGTGCCGGTGACGTTGAGTATCACTGTCCCGGCGGCGGCCAACACGGCGTCATCGAGGGTGGCAGTCAGTGTCCCGGACAGGGTCTCGGAACCGACCGCGGCAAGCATGGCGTTGTCGAGGGTGACGGCCAGGGTTCCAGTGATCGTCTCGGTGCCGACAGCAGCCAGCACACCGTCATCGAGCGTGGTCGCGAGGGTGCCGGTGACCGGGATTATGGCCGAGCCGGTTGCCGCGAGGACGGCGTCACTAAGGGTGGCGGCGAGGGTTCCGGAGATGGTTTCCGTACCGGTCGCCGCGAGTACACTGTCGGCGAGGGTGGTGGCGAGCGTTCCGGTGAACGTCTCTGTGCCGCTTGCCGCTAGTACGGCATCGGCCAGTGTTGTCGCGAGAGTTCCGGTGATCGGGTTCGCCACGACCCCGGCGGCGGCGAGCACCGCGTCGTCCAGGGTCGAGGCCAGGGTCCCGGACAGGGTCTCAGTACCGGTCGCTGCGAGCACCGAGTTGTCGAGGGTGGTGGCGAGCGCGCCAGTCACGTCGGAGCTGGTGACCGTACCGGTGGCGGCCAGGATGCTGTCGTCCAGTGTGGCCGCTAGGGTGCCCGAGATGGTCTCAGCAGCGACGGCCCCCAGCGTGGCGGCGTCCAGTGTGGCGGTCAGGGTTCCAGTGATGGTCTCTGTGGCGACGGCGGCCAGTACCGAGTCATCAAGCGTGGAGCCCAAGGTGCCGGTGATGGTTTCCGTGCCAGTCGCCGCAAGGACGGAATCACCGAGGGTGGAGGCAAGTGTTCCGGTGAACGTCTCGGAGCCTGTCGCCGCCAGGACCGAGCCGTCGAGGGTGGTTGCGAGGGTGCCGGTGATGTTGACCGTCACCGACCCGCTCGCCGCGAGCACGCTGTCGTCTAAGGTCGAGGCAAGGGTGCCGGTGACCGGGTTGGCCACGGTGACCGCAGCGGACAGAACCGAGTCGTCCAGTGTGGTGGCAAGGGTGCCGGTAAAGCTCTCGGTGCCAACCCCTGCCAGCGTTGAATCATCGAGGGTTGAAGCCCACGTGCCGGTCGCGGAACCGGAGACCGCCAACAGCGGGACGAGAGGCATCGCTCATCCCCTACGGTTGGGTGTACTCGGTCCAGTCGCAGGCGGCGACCCATTTGTCCGTAGCCG